CTTGAAATACAAAACAAGAAGATTGTTCAATAACCTCCTTTGGACTTAATCCCGGAATTACAGATTCCAGTTCTTTTAATAGATTTTCTCTATTAACTTTCATTTTTCTTCCTTTCTTATTTTCTTTTATTTTTGTCCTGCAACATACACACGGCTTGGATAACCGCAATGGAAATAAACAGGTGAACAAAGATTATTTCAAAACACACAAATAACGAGCAAAGATCTTGTTCTTTCATTTTTGTTTCCTTTCAATAAAGATTGTCTCTTTATTATTATCACACACAAAGACAAAACTATTCTGTGTTTTCTTTGGTTTTATCTAAAATCTTCTCCGATTCGATTAAAAGCAGCACCTCATTACTTATTTTCTTAATATCTCTGAATACGGAAGGTAAAACCAAATAAAGAAGATCTTTGATTTCTTTAATAGTACAGCATTGCTCAATAACAAGACTATAGTAAGGTTCTGATGCACTATTTGAACAATACCATATTTTATCATCTATTAAAATGACATAGTATGGTTTTTCCAATCCATATGCAGGATATACATTACATAAATACCCTTTATTGATAATGTATCTCTTGATTTTTGTTTTTATTTCATCGTCCCACTGATTATGATTAACAACAAATTCAACTTTTATTTGTGGTATTGTATTCATTCTCTATCCTCTTTTTTAGACTTTCAATTTCCTTTTGATACCACTCTACATCATGCGAACAATCTTTTGCTTTCATAATAAAAGAATCAATTATCCTGCCAAATATCACACTTTTCGTTTCATCCTCCATTTGTTGATATTCTTTGATACATTTTTTATAAACCAAATTTAATTGGTTTATTGCGTCAATAACATCCGAACATAATTCTATTTCCTTTTTCATCCGTTCTGTTTCTGTTTTATTCATTAGTGGTTTTCCTTTCTTTATTTTTTAGTATTTCATATTTTCTTTTTTCCTGCGCGTTCCAATGTAATTGAATCCATTTAAATCCAACTTGGACATACATTGTGGATTCTATCTTTGTCCATTCATTTTGCTTTGTTTTAGGTCTTGAATGTCTGATTGTATCTCCTCGCTTCCAATACCCACATTTTCCTATTATTTTAGGAGGTGAATTGTCTTCTAATATTTTCTTTTTCTCAATCTTTGGATTTCCCAAATACCGTTTTGCTGGACGAAACAAAACTGGGTTTTCTTCAAACATTTTTTCAAGGTTCATCTCATTTCTCCTAAATTAGATTTTTATACATCAACATAAACGTTATTTTCTTTTATAATCAACCAGAATGAGCCAGGTTGCATTTTTAATCAAAACAGTATAAAAGCATCCCCTTAAAGACCATTTCAATCCTGGTTGATCCTGGTTGATTTTGGTTGATTTTTCATAATTAACATTTCTCTCTATCTAATTATCATATCCATAGACGATTTATTTCGTATTCTTTTTGAAAAAACGGGTATAAGTGAAAAATATTAAAAATACTTTTACTTGTCTTTTCTCTATTTCTTATATTAAAGATAAACATACTTAATATATCCATAATTCTATATTCTATTATTTTCTAACTAATCTTTTTCAAAACAACTTTTCATCGCTGGATTTCCAAACGCCATATTTCCAGCGGTATAAACACAAAATGACTCTCGATATTCTTCTTCTCTTTTTGCAACCCAATTAAATCTGAAAACACCTCTTTCTTTTTCTTTCTCAGTTTGATTTATGCCGATCATCCCTGTGACATGGCCGATCTTTCGTTTATCATCAGAAAAATGAGATCTACTCATTGTTCTGGCTTTATATGATTCCGCGTCACTTTGAGTGGCTGTGATAACAAGGCAATGATAAATTTGAGAAAGAGACCGTAGTTGTTTCCATGTTTCATTGATTTTATCTCTGTGTGAATCGGTACCTGACATAGACATATCTAAAATATCCGCATAATCAATAATAACAATATCCGCAGTCCATCCAGACCGATCCCATTCTGAAAGAAGATTTTTAATGCCTCGAACAGAAAGGGTGGAATTTGGGTGACATGATAATTTTAATAAATTTTCTTTCGTTCGTATTTTTTTCATAAACTCTTTTGCTTTTTTCCATGATTCCTGCCATGAAAGGTCTTTTGTGTATTTTTTCATTTTATGACGAATAGTTGCGTTTTTCTTATCTGAATACTTTTGGATAGAAATTGGAATTTTATACTCTCCGCTTTTCATAGGCCTTCCAGCGGTACGAATCATCAATCTGCGTATCATCTGATTTTGGCTCATGTCTCCAGCGGCAAAAAACGCTACTTTCTTTCTTTGTTCCAACGCTCGAAAAGCAAGATCTATCAAGCACCACGTCTTTCCTCTTTTTTCCGGAGCCATAAATGCTACGAAACCGTCTCTTTCCAAACAATCTCCATAAAACCTGCCTAACGCCCCTTTGAATCGAATTAAAGGTTCTGTTTTGTCCAAAAATGCCTGTTGAATTGCATTAGAATCCTTAAAAACATCTACTCCGGATCCTTGTCCTAATTCGATTTTATTATAATTTAATATTCTGGATATGGCCTGATCGACATGGCTTAAATCTAAATCCCCCTGAATCGCTTCATTTAATTTCTCTATCTGGACTTGATTAAAAAACTTTCCGGCTAAATCTATCAAATAATCGCTATTGGATTCTTTTTCCAGATGCTCATATTCTTCAGATAACGTTCGTAAAAACTTTTCAATAATTTCAATTGTCTCTTTCTCTTTCGTTTTGGAAGACCAACTCTCAAATATCCCCTCGATATGTGATTTGGGGGCTTTTTCATATTTAGTAAAAAAATCAATGCACCACTGACCTACTAAATTTGACCATTTGGATCGAAATTGATGTTTCCATTTTGAATGTAAAACAGAAAGAACTTTTGTATCAACAATCATCCCAGTAAGGATTCTTTTTTCTGTCAGAGAATTTCTTTTTTCAATTCGCATAGATACCTTTCATGTAGTCTTTCCATAAATCATCATCCCCATACATCTCTGTGCATCGTCTTTTACCGTAGGTTTGAAATTTATTGGAAGAAAAAGTAAAAACTAAATCTTTCGTTCTAACTTTCTTTTTCATCCCAGTAATCATCCAATTTTCTAAAAATTCCTCCATCTTCAGTTCTTTGTAAAAATCTCTGGCAAATTCTATAGTTTCTTCAGACGAAATATTTTTAATTGCAGCATTATGTTTCTTGGAGTACTCTTTAAAATTATCAACTGACTGTTGTATAAAATTTAATAAATTATTATCCGATGTATCAAGTCCATAATCTTGAATGGCTTTATAAATTCGTTTGGCTGTTTTTGAGATTTCTGGATTATCAGATAAATGACGACTCATTGCATCTTCTATTGAAAGAAATTTCTCATAGAATGTTTTTGCTAAATACGCAACCGGGACGTATGGTTCCCCCATATGGCGTATATACCAAAGTAAAACTTTTTTAATTCTTTTTTTATTTATTCCATCTGTTTTTAATTTGTAAAAATAAGATGCACCTCTTGGGATACTAACATTTCTATTTATTTTTCTTTTTTGTCTGACGGTATCGGCAAGTTGTTTTGACATCCTGGTATAAAAGTCTATCTGTTTATTATTATATTTATATAATGGTATATTCGTATATTTATTATTAACTGGAGACTTATTACATATATTTATATTTTTATATAAACTATCATTTTTATTAGTTTTTGTCACCTTGCGAAAGCCACAAAGTGGCTTTTCGCTATAAGCATTTATATTATTATTATTATAAGCATTTGGCTCCCATTTTTGCCACCCCTGGCAAAAAGGGTAGGGTGGTGAAGGATTTTTTGATGATTTTGGTATATTTGTATAATAATATACTCGTATATAATGACCTTTAATTTTGCCTTTTTCTCTGGTAATAATGTCCTCAATCAATCCAATTTCTACTAGTTTTTTCTTATATTTTCTAACCCATTTTTTACTTTTACTTATGCCTTTTGCCACATAATCGATCGTGCAAAATGGCTGATTTGTTTCTTGCCATATAGCCGTATAATAATAAAAAAAATATAAACCCATTAAAGCAATGGGTTCTTTTTCTTTCAAAAAAAGGTCAATGGTTGATTTGGGAATGCTGATAGGACGATGTTTTATGTCTGAAAAATGATCTGATTTTTTCATAGTAGATACTCCAGATATAAAAGTGCCGGTACTTGTTACTTCTGGCAAAAGAAGAACAGCACCGGCACTTATGATTCTTTTCTTTTGCCAGAGAAATTATACTATTTCCTATTATTATTATCAATAGGATTTCAAAAACTTTTCTCGTATCTTTTTAATTTCTTTTTCCGAAGCAGAGCCTGGGTCTTTAGAATCTAAAACAAGGTTATAAGTCTCTCCGGGAAATAAATTTAAAGTATCACAAATGTTCTGGGCTGTTTTTTGTGCATTAGTTTCCTGGTCCATACAAATAATTCTGTTCGGATATTTAATCATTTTTAGGATTTGAGATGCAGAAACTGAAGTTCCGAAAGTCGCTACTGCACCTTTTCCTATTTTCCATACATCCAACGGCCCTTCACATACAATAATTGTATCTTTTGCGTAATCTTCTCCGTATAAAAGCGATTTATGAGGAATTGATTCGTGTTCTGCTAATGCAGAAAGATATCGTATAGAAGAATCCCGGATCGTTCGAGTAGTCCAACTTACAACTTCTTCCTTAAAATGAATAGGAATAAAGATCCTCCATGACAATTTTCCAACTTGGGATAACCCTCTTATTTTCCATGTTTTAATAGCATATTCAGGATCTATATTTCGCCCCATAAGATATTGTTTATGGATAGGCAGTAGGTCAGAAACCCCATATGGAATTTTTAACGTTCCTCGTACTTTTTCTTCGACTGGTCTTTCAATATCAAGGTTTTTTATTATTTTAGAAGCAGAAGAAGATGAGATATTAAGAAGTTCCTGTAAAACAGAAAAAAGGGAATGACCGCCACACTTCCAGCAGTTCGTAAAATGAAAATGAACAGAAAACCCCATATGATATTTTTTAGAATGTTTTCCGCAAAATGGACAATCAAATTGAATCCATCCGGGACGGCAATGGTGGTGATTTTCTGTTTTATAATCAATACCGTATTTGTCCAGAATTTCTTGGAATTTCATTTTTTGTCCTCCATATGAAGATTTTTTCGTTTTGTTTTCAAAAACAAGGCATCAGTGGAATTTTAGACTTATTTTCTTTTTATTGATTTTTTCATATGCAGTATAATATCTTTACTCATCGTTCTTCCTCTTTTAGCGCACCATGATTTATAGTGATTTTTTAGATCTTTGGATAATCCAGATATTAAAAGTGTAGTTTGATTCATTTTCTTTATTTTTTTGCTAAATTCGATTTCATCTGTTAATGACATTTTTTATTTCCTTTCATTATTTGTTTTTGTAATAAATTAAATACATCTAGTTTTAGTTTTGTTTTATTACTTCCATCTAAGGTCGAAGATATTATGTTTTGCTTATTTTGGATTATTTCGCATAGTTTTTCTTCTATTGTGTTTTTTGCGACAAGATAATAATAGAAAGCGGCGTTTTTTTGTCCGATCCTGTGGGTTCTATCTTCTGCCTGAATATGATTTCCGGGGTTCCAATCCATCTCTACGAATAGCGTATTATATGCTGATGTTAATGTGATTCCTGTCCCGGCGGCGATTATGTTTCCAATGAATAGTCTGGTTTTTTTATTCGTTTGGAATTGTTTTACGGCTGTTTTTCTCTTTTTTTGAGATGTATCCCCGTCTATTTTTACAGATATGGATTTATGTTTATTATAAATATCTTTTAAGATTTTTTTATGGATTCCAAAAATTACTAATTTCTGATCGGATTCTTCTAAAAAATTATCTATCCATTGATGTATGTTTTTTAATTTTAATTGTGAAGATAATCTTTTTAGGTATCCAATTTTAGATATGACAATAGTTTTATTTGCTTTTAATGCTTTGGATATGGATATTTTTTTTAGCCATTTAATAAAATCTTTTTCGGCTTGTTGATATTCGTTCATATTTTCAATATCAACAGGAATGACTTGTCTGGTTTTGTCTGGTAATTCTTTCATTACATCTTTTTTTAATCTACGAATCATCATATTTCGTTTTAATTTAGAATGTAATTCATTTAGATTATCTGATCCTTTGTATATCCATCCATGCGGAGTCGCCTTGGGTTTGCAATATCGAAAAGCGAAATCCCAAAAAGACGGGAATAAATCTTTTCTAAGAAGATGCAGAACTGGGAATAATTCGATTGGCCGGCTCAATAACGGAGTTCCGCTAATAGCAATGATATGCGGTATTTTTTTAGCGATGTTTAATATTCGTTTTGTTCTGAGTACGTTTAGATTTTTTATGTAATGACATTCGTCTATAACTAATGTTTTGGCTTTGATTTTTTTTATTTGTTTTTTCCATCCGCCTAAAATATCATAATTTATAATAGTTAATTTATTTTTTACTGGAATTATGATTTTTGACGGATTGTTTCCATTTAATACATTACCTCGTATTCCTAGTTTAGACAGTGCTTCTGAATACCAGACCCATTTTAGGTGTGCTGGACAAACTACAATAGCAGGCCATTTGTTATTCTGGTGAATCCATGATAAGGCCTGGAATGTTTTTCCTAATCCCATTTCGTCCGATAATAACGCTCGTCCGTTGAATTTTTTGATTAAAGAAATTCCGTCTTCCTGATAGGGATATAATTTTATCATCGGTTGATCTCTTTTTCTATTTCCTTAAAAATTTTGTTAGAAGAATAAGAAGGTTTGTATTTTTTTAGATAGTTAGAAATACATTTTTTGACTCGTATAACCCTTCCTCCAGTAGATTGAATCATTTCTAATAATTCTACTGGTGTGTGTAATATAAGGTTTAATACCTCATTGGCTTCAGCAGAAATTCTTTGTCTTAATTCTGAGATAGAAAAATCAGAATAATAGACAGCAGGTTCAGTTATTTCTATAATTTGATTGTCTTGTTTTTTTATTTGTCTATTTCTAAACGTTTTCAAACTCATCCATAAATTGTATCGAAACCATGTAGAAAAAGACGTGCCTTTATTTGGATCGTATTTGGCAAATTCTCCTTTGTACATTCGTACAAACAATAAATTTGCTTCAGAAACCATTTCATCAAAATCTCCTCCGTGATGTTTAATAAATTTTTTTACGGTGTGGTAGATAAGAAGTTGAATATCTTCATATGTTTTATCCATATCCACTGGATCTAATACTATGTTTGACATTGTGTTTTCCTTTCAAAAGTAAAAAATGAACAGAGGATTTTATTTCATCCTCTGTTCGGATTGTTAATCAATTTTCATTTTTTTCATACCTCTGTAAATACATTTTTTTAATATGTCCGTCCATAGAATACTTTCTCCAGTTTTTTGTCTTTTTTGTGTGGCGTAATATTCTATTTTATTGTAAATGCTAAGAGGTACTTGAAATGGTTTGTATTTTCTTTCAGTAGACATTCGTAGTTCCTTTCAAAAATAGATCTCATGTTTATTTTATTTTATGTTTTATTTGATAAATGGACATCAGTAGTTTTTGTAGTTTATTGCATATTCTTTCTCCCTTTTTATTGGTTTTTATTACATGTAAATATAATGGTCGCCTATATAATTATATACACATATACCAGTATAATTTAGAAAATTCTTTATTTTTTGCAAATTTTTTGAAAAATCATACCTCATAAGCAATTTTTTTGATCGACATTGTAAAAAATAGGCATCAGTGATTTTTGAAAATTTTTTATAATATGGTTCTGGGAATAGTACATATGTGGATATTTTGGATAAAAAGAGTCTTTTTATCCTTAATACCTTAAATATATTAAATATATTTGATATATAGACTCTTTTTATCTGTTTATTTATATCAAGTTGTGTTTTTTTATTTATCATCGTATTTTTTATATTCTATTCAATCCCTGCGGGAATCCCTGTCGGGGATCGATTATCGATCCTGAAGCATTCTGAATCGATCCCTATCGGGAATCCCTGCGGGATAGATAATCGATCCTGAAGCATTCTGAATCGATCCCTATCGGGAATCCCTGCGGGAATCCCTGTCGGGGATTGATCTATTTTTTATATTCATAATAGAAACAGTTTATTTTTTTATCTTATATTTTAGATAGTGTATATCTTAAATAATTACATAAATTTATTGTTATTTTTATTAAAGAAGAAAATAGCAAGGATCTAAAATCAATCCTTGCTATGGACAATCAACTAAACATTTTTATCGCTAGATAAAATCCTAGCGTAAAATATGCGACGATAAACAATCCGAATAAAACGTAATCTTTTATTTTCATTTTAGCATTCCTTTCATAACATCTTTAATAGTGTATATTTTTTTCTCTGTTTATCCGTCCAATTATTCCAAAGCCAATTTATACCTACTTTTATAGTAAGGGTTGAGTATTGGTATTTATATCCCGGATATTTCGGCTTGTTATATCTAATTAATCCATTACGTTTCCAGTGCCCCGGTTTTCCTATAGTAACCGGTTCTTCATTTCCGTCTGTTATTATTATTTTACGCGCCTTGCAATCGTATAGATATTTTCTAGCCGGCCGTAATAAAGACGGATCTTTTTTGAAGATATCTTCTGTTTTCATTTTAGCAACCTTTCGGATATATACTCCGGCGATGTTAAGAGTATGTTTATAAGTTTTTTGATTGTTTCCGTACTGTACTTGCCATAAAATTTTATGGCGTCAATCATAATATAATCATCTGTATTGAATATAGTTTTATCAAACTCTTTAATCGAAATGTCAAGTTTGAACCCGTAGGACATATCGGTATGGTATTCCCGATCAATTATTCCCGATGTATTTTCATCATAGGAATAGTAATGATCTAGTGGGAATGGCAATCCGATTTTCTCTTGTAAAATTTTCGCGGTTTTTTCCTGTTTCATTTTTTGAACTTCTTTTTTCTCTTTATCCTTTTTTGTTTTTTCAATCAACGGGATATAATATGAAAAGGCGTCAATTATTTTATCGACTATTTTTTCGATGTATTTCGATGTTGTCGGCTTGTGTTTTTTGCCAAAAAATTCTTGTAGATACCGATTCATATTTCGGGCGTTTATTCCATATAGGGATATTCGGTATCCTAGTTTTCCATATGTTATTTTTACCATATACGAATGTCCGTCTATTTCCATTACGAAATGGCCGTGATATGGACATCGGCGACTAAACTTGATTGATTTAGATTCTTTCAGTTTGATATTTTCATATCCCGGCCGTTTTTTTAATTCATTACATATAATCATTAAA